CTAGTGACATTTTCCATAAATTAGCTCTCCATCAAAATCTAGACACATCAGCTCTTTTGAATTGTGATTTATCTGAACTTTGAAACTGGAGCGTAATCTTGCGCCAAATGAATTCTCTGAATCAACAAAAGATGTAATAGTAACGACGCTGGTATTTCTTGAAACAGACCATTTACTTTTTTCTTTTACTTCATCGGGGAAACTGGCAGTAGAGGGTGTTTTAAGAATATTTGTCACATATTCTTTTGCAATAGAGATATATTCATAATGTTCGTTACTGCTTAAATATGTTTGATCACTTAAATGATCGACTTTTTTATTTTTTTGTTGTGTATTGGTGATAAAACTGCCCAATAGAACAAATCCTATAATTATTGCAATCACAATAATTGCTAGATTATTATTCTTTGATTTATTGTCATTTTGAATTTTATATTGTGATTTTTTGCAGTAACGACAATAAACTGCTGTTTTTTCTATCTCTTTGCCGCAATAAATGCAATTTTTTATTGTTGTTTCTATAGATGCTAAAGATGTTTTTTCTTGTGGGATAGATTCGTGTTGAGGCAAATCGTGTCCACAATAACGACAAACTATGGCTTCGTCTTGAATTTCTTCAGCGCAAAACGGACACTTTTTCATTGTTTACCCCTTATTTTGGTTATTTATGATGCTATGTTCCATTTGCATTTTTGTGCCATCAAGTTGAATTATCAATTGATCTGTCTGTCTAATAAGACTTTCATAGGGATAGATCACTTTTCTTTCTTCATTTCGTAACTCTTCTTTTTTTATTGCTCTTTCATGCCCAGCAAATTTTCTCCCTGCAAGAGAAGCTAAAAATCCAGCCTGGACATTTGAAATATTTGTTTTGAATTCTGCCCGGATTGTTTTTATATCGGCGTTTATTTCGCGTTTTAGTAATCTGAGTTCTTTTTGAATTTGCCTTATCTGGGCAAGATGCTTTTTTATATCTTCAGGTGTGTCGTATTCCCACTGGAGGTGTATTTCGCTTTGGTCTAATGGAACCCCAAGAATTCGCCTTACTTCTCTAACATAATCTTCAGCAGTTTTCATTTTTACTTCCTCCCTAAATATGCACTTTTGTACAGGTTGTATTATAGAACGTGCGTGCTATAATGAAATTATGATAACATCGCAGACAGGAGGGTAAATATTGTGATTTTTTTTATTAGAAGACATGGGATTGTTCATGGCTTATCATTTGAATGCTTTGGGTTAGTGATTGAGGTTATCTGGTACCACTCTTGAAATAAAAAATACTGCCGCCGGGTCGCTTGCACGAATGGACTGTATACACAGACCTCCCGACAACAGTATGAATAGGACGAGTCACCTTTAAGTGGTGAGCGGACCGTATACACAGACCTCTCGACCTGATTGACGGACGAGCCGGGTTTGCCCGGGTGAGCCTCCGGATCGCTCTCTCGTTCCGTAAAATCAGTATAAGACATTTTCAGGTGTCGGTCAACAATTTTTACCCCCTTAAAAATATCGCCCAGGGTTAGTTTGGATGTAACCCTGGGGAGTCTGTCACCCGTCATTGACGCGGGACAATAACGGAGAGTCTTGTCGCTTTTTATTATAGACAATTGAAAATTTTTGTCAATCGAAAGATGTTCTAAAAAAGATAAAAGGCACATATAAAACTGACCCCTATTTTCAGCTTTTCGCTTCATTTTTTTCAGTAAGTGAATGAACTTATTGTCATATAATTATTTTCGGAGGGTAACGAACCATGGAAGAGAAAAAAGAGATTTATTTTCCCAATGAGATTGACAAGAAAACATATGAGGCAATTTTAGAAATTGCCAAGAAAACTGGTGATTTGCCATGCCCCGATGAATTGAAGCTGGAAGCATTTAAAGCTATTATGGAGCTTTGCTTTCGGCAATAATCTTTTTAATTTCTTCGCTGGTCACTGATTCGCCGTAATAAATTGCTCTATACAATCTATTCGCCAAATTCGCGCGGATAGCTAGTTTCACTTCCAGTGTGTTATCGTCGAAATTGTTTGCCAATATTTTGGCATATTCCATTGCGGAAACCAAAACATCACTTTTTGTTGTTTCTGTCATCGTAAATCCCCTTTCAATATTGTTTATCTATTTTTTGTTTTTTGCTTCGTTCTTCTCTACCAGGAAACGGATGTAGTCGACGGCGATGGGTTTTTGGTTTTCGGGGAGCTGCTCAAAAAGATAGAGCAGTTCTTCTTTTTGTTCAGTATGAGCGGGGGTAGGGGGCAACAAGCCGGCGATGCGGAACACGGATTCTGGGGGCAAATGCAGCGCGCGGGCGATGGCAATACATAAATCAAAACCAGCATCATGCTTCTCAGATAACACATCACTGATAGCTGTTCGACTTAAATTAGCTTGACGTGCCAATTCTGCTTGTGACCAACCACGCTGAAGCAATTCCCCGTTTAACCAAATCGAAAAACTGTCAGACATAACTAACATTATGACATCCAATATGTAAGATATACAAAACTATATGTCAGAAGCACTTGACAAATAATTATAATCGGCTATAATGTCAGATATATCTAACACAACGCAAGATAAATCTAATATTTTGGCAAGCACCACCGCAAAAAAGGAGCGAACGGGATGGATGAACAAGAGCTGCGCAAAAAGTTAGTTGAAAAGATAAAGATGTTCAACCGCATAGCCAAGGAGCGGGATGGGTATGCCAAAGGGTATGCAGATGGTTTAGCGGATGCGTTCATGCAAATCAACGAGTATTTCAAGGCAAACCAAGTTACAGCGGCGCCGAAACTGGACGAGCTGCTGACCAAAGACGGCGACTTGGTGTTTCGCCAGGCGTACCACTCTGAAACTACGGTCATTCGCAAGGCGGAAATTGAAGCTTTGCTGGAAGGCGAAGAATTGAATGACGCTACGGTGTGGGAGGTTATTGCGAAGTGGGATCGTCGTTATGCAACGCCCTCTGATACTCAGCGCCCGCCTGCGTGAGCGCAGATTTTACAACGGAATCGCCTGTTTTTGACCACAAGTAGGTCACCCAATCTTGATAGCTGACGACAGTAGCAGGGCGATCTTTGTCCAGGTGAGCGGCATCGTTTGCGAGATTGCCAACAGGGTCTTTGCGGTGTGTTTGCTGCAAGAGCCAGGCGGTAAAAGTGAGTTTCATAGTTTTTGCCTTTTGAAAAATGAAATATTTCGACCATTTTATAACAGAAAGGAGAAGGGTGCATGGCAGAAGAATTTGTGCAGATTAACGTAAATGTGACCGCCAGTGATGCGGAATCCGTGGACAAGATGATGACAGACGATGCGATTGACAACCGTAGCGCATTCATCAGGCGGTTGATTCGCCAGGAGAGAGCGCGGCGGGTGAGCCAACCCAACCCGTTGATCAGCGTTGAGCAAGCAATGGAACTGGGAACTGAATAATTTTCTCGATCAGAAAGGAGAGAAAAATGAGAAACAAAGAAGTAAACCTGATGGGTGTGGTGCCTGTTGAAGATATGCCAGTGACGCGCTATGAGCGTGGAGAAAACCGCGCCACTTTTTGCCGTGAAATGCTGAACAGTTTGCAGCCGGGCAAAGCACACGTGTATGAATTTGCTGATCACAAAATGGCGAGAGATTACCGCTCGATGCTGCATTCGATGGCAATATTGAAATATGGCGAGGGTGGGCACGTTGGCACCAAGACCATCGAAAACATTATGTATGTGTGGCTGACCCAGGGCGAAGACGAAAATGAAGCTTGCCGATGAATTGATCAAAAAACTAGCCGAAATACTGAGCGCACAGTTGAGGCAATACAACTGGTATGCCTGTGCTTGTCCATTTTGCGGTGTGGATAAATTCATTTTTGATGATGGCGGGTATGGCTGTGCAGCTTGTGGCAAACACGGTGAATTGTCCGAGTTGTATCGAATCGTAATCCAAAAGAAGAGCGCTGAACAATGAGAACAGAGAACCATATCTCCAGTTTAACTGGAAGGTTGCCATGAGTCGCAAAAGGAACGGTTCTGGCGCGTTCGGGGTGAAAAACGGGCGCGATTTCAGAATCGGGGCACATGCAGAAAGGAGTGAAGGATTGACTTCTCCACGGGAATGGCCTAACCAGGCAGCAGCGAATCGCGATGAAAGCGCTGAACATGTGAATGATGCGGTGGTCATTTTGCAAGGGCTGCTGGATGGTCGGGTACACGATGATAAGGAGGTGCTGACAAAGATAGCACAGGCAAATTACCACTTGCTGACGGCGCTACGCTGGCTGGAGCTGGCGGGCGCAAGCACACGACCCATTCGGCGTGTATAAAAACGGGCAGCCGACCCCTGGGAAAGAGGAGCCGACTGCGACACGAGGCTTTTATGGAGCCATGAGTATTGTAACACGAGGCAGATTATGGATGAAGCATTGAAAGAAGCAATTGCAGTGGCATTGAATAACGCGGTGGCATATCTGGACGCCGGCGAATTGAACAATGCAGCCAAGGCAGTGGAATGGGCAATGCTGACTCTGCAAGACCAGTTAATGCAGGAGGCGCTTGCTGATGACACGCTTTCATAAATTGCAATGGTATTGGCTGTTGATTTTGGCAGGTTTGGCGCTGGCGCTGCCCGGAGCTGTGCAACTGGGCACGCATGCCAACGAGCGGCACGGCAGCCAGGCGAACGAAGTGCGGTCGCTATTTACGCAGGGCAGCGGCTGCCCGGGCAATGTGGCTGAACTGTACTCGAAGCAACGGGATACCTGGATGTACATCTGCTTTTTGAAGGATAGCAAGCAGGTGGGCTTGTGGGTTTTGACCGACCGGGTGACACGCGCCTGGCGGGAGATTACAGCGTTTTTTCCACGAAACCCACTGACTTATCTTCCCACCGTAATTGTCCGGGATGGTTATCAACTGGTGTCGGGGGAGGTCCCTGAATACCTGATTCAATTTTTTCTAAAATAACAAGGAGAACGAAATGACTTACAACAATGATCCCTGGGAACGTGCAGAGAACCCCCAGACGCGCAGCAGTGAATTTTGGGGACAGGTTGAAATCAGCCTATATAACGCGGTGCTGGTGAAAGGAGTTGGAAAAGCGCCCTTTGACCCGCAGCAGCACAAACCAGAACAAATGGTGACCGGTATTGATATTCACATTGCGCCGCTGGCTGAGCAAAATGTGTCTTTCCAGGTGAGCCGGTCAATGATTGCCGAAAGCAAAGAGTGGGCAAGCCAGGTGCTGCCTTCCATCAAAAACCTGGGATTGAGCGTGCGCGAGCTGAACGGAAAATGGGCGCGCGTCGGGCAAAAAGGCACCGGAAGTAATTACACCAATCAAAACGGCGAAACCCGCGAACGCACCACCTTTGAATTCATCAAAGTGTTCGCCACCGAAGATGAATGCCGGGCTGATTTTCACGCCAACGGACACCCGATGCCCGATTTGGAGCAAAATGGCGGCACCTCCGGCACCAATGGCGCCTACGGCGGCACCTCCGGCGGGCAGACTCCGGCTCCGGTACAAACTGCACCCGTCAACAATACTGAGCGCGAGACGGCGTTGAAGTTCTTGCGGGTGATTGTGGAAAATGCAGCCCGCGGGCAAAGTGATTTGACGGTGGTGCGCAATACGGTGGCGGCACAGACAGCAACCATGCCGTTGGTCTCCAAGTATTTTACGGTGGACAGCCCTGAAACCATGAATTTGATTGCTGAGTATTTGAAATGAGAGACGAAACGATTCCTGAAATGATCTGGCGGCGCATGGCAGAGGAAACGTTGATTGCCGTCTATGTGCCGGATGCCGAGGGGATGACCCATGCCGAAGCACTTGCACTGGCTTTGGAGCGCGACAAAGCAGCGGCGCTGACGCTGCAAGACGACGCTGAGAGCGCGGTCTTTGAGGAATTGACCCTGGCGGTGAGCTGCAGTTAGCCGCCTGCCGGTGGGGTCAAATATTCCCCATCCTCCTTTCTGATGGGACGGGCGTGCCCCTGACCTGGTTCAAACAGCCTGGCGCGCTCGTCCCTTAAGGGAATTATCCCCAAAGGGACTAAAAAATGAGCATCACAGCAATAATGATTGACACACGCGAACCGGAATGGGTACAGAAATTAACTTTCACCGGAAAACCAGTGACAGTGATTTACCTGGAGCATGGCGACTTGATGGCAGCCACTGATGACGGCAACATGCTGCTGGTGGAACGAAAGACCCCGGATGATTTGCTGAGCAGTTTAAGCAGCGGGCGTTTATTTCACCAACTGGGTAACATGCTGGATGTGACCCGCTGGAGTTACCTGGTGATTACCGGCGACCTGTTGCGCGGTCAAAACGGCACGGTGGTGACCGAAAGAGGGCAAACCGGCTGGAGCTGGGCGGCGCTGCAGGGCGCTTTGCTGACGGCGCAGGAAATGGGGATTTTTGTGGTGTATGCCGCCGGCGATGTGGATTATGAGACCTGCGTGCTGCGTTTGGGGCAGCGGGATCACAAGTTTGACATGCCGCTGGCGCCGGTGAAGATGCCCCGCATACTGAGCGCAAAGGAGGCTGTGCTGGCGGCTTTGCCAGGCATTGGCATGGAACGCATGCAAACCGTTTTGAATGCCTGCGGCACGCCGGCGTGGGGATTGGTGGCTTTAACTGACCTGAATACGAATATTTCAGGCATTCCTCACAACGTGAAGATTAAAGTGCGCAGCGCCCTGGGATTGCGGGACGCCGATCAAATGGTGATCGTGACAGACGATCAAAACAACGAGGTGCTGCAGGTGGCAGCGCTGGGAAGTCAATAACAACGGACGGAAAAAATATGACGACAAAAACTTTTGATGAACTGTGGGCGCTGCCGGCGCCGGAAATTGTGATTGTGACCGGCACCTACGGCTGTGGAAAATCAACCTTTACACTGGGCACGGGGGCTACACCGGAACGAACGCTGGTAGTTGACTTTGAAAAAAGTCAGAGTGCATTTGCAGAGCAGCTTGGTTTCCCGTATGTGGACATGCAAGCCAAGTTGGGCGAAGCCTATCCAACCGGCTACAAAATGATCGATTTGTATAACTACACAGTCAAAACCATCGATGAAAAATTGCAGCCGGGCAAATTTGACGTGCTGGTGCTGGATAATGCCTCTCCCTTGGAAGATGGTCATCTGGCTTATGTGGAAAGTCATCCACAGGAATTTGGACACACGCAAGGGCAGTACAACAGCATGAGCGGCTTGAAATGGGGCGACGTAAAAACCAAGTATTCCCAAAACCTGACGCGGTGGGGATCGCTGGTCAAAATCATTTTCATCGTGGTGCATTTGCGTGACAAGTGGGTGGGCAATTCCATTCAAAAAGATATGTACGGGCGCCCGGTGCAAGAGCCGAAAGGCAAGGAAACGTTGGATCAATTATCCAGCCTGTTTGTGTGGTTGGAGCACGGTCCCAAAGGTGTGCCCGCGGCGAAAGTGTTGAAGTGCCGCATCGACCGGAAAGTGTTTGTGGCAGACCCTGAGCAGCCGCCGGCGGATGTTTCTGCTGAGTATTTAGCGGAACTGAACGGCGAACCGGGCGTGGTTTCGGTGCCGGTTTTACCCTTGCGGCTGCCGAAATGCACCTGGGCGGCGATTCGGGAGTATATGCGTCATCCGGCTGACCTGGCACACCCCAAAGAGGGCGAAATGCCCAGCGAGAAGCAGCTTTCGGAAGATGACCGGCTGAAATTGCGGGCGATCATCAGCCACAATGAATCGGAAGTGGCGAATGTGGAACGCATGAAGATGGAGCAGATTACCGCCAGAGCGGCAGCGGTAGCGCCTGTTCAACAACCAACGGCAACGGCGCCTGTGAGCACTTCTGTTCCTGCTGAAAGCATGCCGGCATTTTCATTGGATGACCTGGTAACACTGTACGGCGCACAGGCGGTAATGGACGCCAACCAGGGCGTGATTCCGGCGACGCAGGAAGACGTGAATGCGGTGGCGATGAACCTGGCCTTACAAAAAGGCGACGCACTGGCTTTTTAGCGAGGACAACATGAGCTTGATAACATTTCGCCAGGCAAAGGCATTATCGGAAGACGGCGACCTGGACGGTTTAATCATGGCGGCGATGCTGAAAGCGGACCTGCGCAGCCTGATCAAACTGAATGCAGCTTTCCCGGAAATCTGGCAGGAATTATCTGCCAGGATAGGCACAAAGGACGGCTGTTTAAATCAGAATGAAACCGAGCATTTGAAGGAGATTCAAGCATGAATTTTGAACTGGAGCATCTCAGTTATTCGTCGATTTCAACTTATCTGGGCTGCGGCGCCTATTGGAAATTCAAGTATGCGGACAAAATCCCACTGCCAACGGCGACCGAGTTGATTTTTGGCAGCGCGTTTCACGGCACCATTGAGCAGATGGTGGATGATCCACAAAAGGATATTCAGAACACCTGGCGCGAGAACTGGAAAACACAGTTAGCCAAGAATGCGGACATCAAATGGAACGAGCACACGCCGGAAAGCCTGGAAAATGACGGCTTGCGCATGTTTGGTGATGAAGGCATTCGCAAGGGAATCGCAAACATCAAACCGAAGCGGGATGAACAGGGCAAGGCGCTGATTGAAACAAAAGTTGAACTGCGGGCGCCCGGTGTGCCGCTGCCGGTGGTGGGGTATATCGATGTGATTGCTGCAGATGGTGTGCCGGGTGACTTCAAAACCAGCAAAAGTTCGTGGAGCAATGACAAAGCCAACAGCGAAGTGCAGCCGCTGTTCTACCTGGCAGCGATGAATCAGATGGGAATTCCGACGCCGGAATGGAAATTTCGTCATTTTGTGTTTGTGAAGACCAAGCAGCCGCAGTTTCAGCAGATCGAACATGCGCACAACCCTGCGCAATTGATGTGGCTGTTTCGTTTGATTGGAAATGCCTGGAAGGGTATCGAGGCGGGCATTTTCCCGGAAAATCCAACCGGATGGCGCTGTTCACCCGGATATTGCGAATTCTGGTCAATTTGCCGGGGCAAGGGATGATTAAAAAGAGCCGCGCGCGCACGATTGAAGAAATTCGGGCATTCTATCGCAACCAGGCAGCGCTCTACAAGCCTGACGGCGTGGTAAAGGATGTTTTATTCCTGCTGGAAGTTATCGACAAGCAACGTGAGCGGATTGAAACACTGGAACGAATTGTCATTGAAGATGTGCGCGCGCAGCTCAAACAAGATGGGCGCAAATGGTTGCGAAAGTATCCGGAATAGGAAGAACCCTCACCCTGACCTAACCCCGACCCTTCCCTGAAGGGAAGGGAGCAGAGAGAAGGGAGCATGTAAAGAAAGAGGAACAACATGCAAAAGACATTATTTGATATGCCGAACGTGAAACGGTGCAGCCTGATGGCAGAACCGGGCGGGTTGGCGTTGCGTACTCCATATGACGCGGCATTTGTTCAGGATTTGAAAGCAAGCATTCCGGTGGTGGGAAGAACATTCGACCGGGAACGCAAGCTGTGGATCATCGATGAGCAATATGCCAACCAGACAGCGCAACTGGTGGATCATTATTTTGCAGAGACACTGAATCTGCCACCCCGAAATACTCAGCAGCGCATTGAGCAGCGCTTGTTGGAAATTCGATACATTGGAAAGACGAAAGAGCGCGGCGAAAGCGACAGAAGCGCATTTGCCTGGGTGAACGGTTCATTCTCTGTGATCATTCCTGAAAATGCTTTGCGCGTTTGGTTTGAGCAGGGAACAGCCATGCCGGGACAGGCGACAACGCTTTACGGCATTCTGGGTGTTCCCAGCGGCGTTGATGCGGATGGAATCAAGGTGGCTTACCGAAGAATGGCGCGGCAGTGGCACCCGGACGTGTGTCGTGAGCTGAATGCCGCAGAGCAATTTCTGTTAATTCAAAATGCGTATGATGTTTTGAGCCAACCGAACAAACGCGCCCGCTATGACGCCGGGCTGGCGCTGCAAGCCAGTTTAAACAAAACCCAGATGATGGAAAGCCTGCCTGTGTATCAATATCAGCCGCCTTTGCGGTGCGGTTGGGTTCTGGCAGAAGGCAAAGAAGTGGTGGGGCGCTTTGTGGTTGAAAAAATTCTGGCATGGGAAGACATTACCAATGCACAGGGAAAAGTTTTGACAACATCCTGGGTGATGAATTCTAATGCTCCTCTGGAGGCGTGGGTATGACAAACACACTCGTAAAAGGCTCGATTGGAGCCATTGCGCAACAAACCAATAAAAGCATTGCTGAAGCTTTTACCAATTGCGACATTGTGGTTTTAGTAGATACATCGGGATCGATGGACAGCCGTGATAGCCGAGCCGGCACCAGCCGGTATGAAACAGCCTGCTGTGAGCTGGAGTCTATTCAAAATGATTTGCCCGGCAAAATTGCCGTGTTGTCTTTTTCGGATGAGGTGATGTTTAACCCGGAAGGCAAGCCATTTTATTTCGGTGGCGGAACGGATTTAGCCAAAGCGCTGCAATTTGCAAGAGTGGCTGATGTGCCCGAGATGCGCTTCATTTTGATCAGCGACGGTGAACCGGACGATGAAGACAGGGCGTTGCAGACGGCAAGGTTGTATCAAAACAAGATCGATGTGATTTATGTTGGACCGGAAGATCGTCCGTATGGCAGAGACTTTCTGCAGCGGCTGGCAAAAGCGACCGGCGGGAAAACCGTGACGGTTGACCGGGCAAAAGAGCTGAAAACCGGTATTGAAACGCTGTTACTTCGGGGATAGCCATGGACAAAAAAATCACTTTAAGCCTATGCCCGGAAGGACAACAGTATCACGAAGATCTAATGAATTTGCTGGGAATCGGTGCTCACCCGAACGATATTTATAAGGCTCTGCAAAAGTATTTCGTACATCGCAGACAATGCAAAAAGTGTTTTGCCACAATGGCGCCACGATCGCAATCTGTGCAATATATTTCGTTTCAGGTGGCAATTAATCGAGACTTATGACAACGGCCAACAGCAACCCTACCATTTTATTCAAAGCCTTGATTGGCGTGCAGATCACGCCGGCTGATGCAGAAATTCTGGACGGCGCCTTTTCAAACGAGCCAGATTTTTTGGACGGGCTGGAAATGGTGGCAACCGTGATGGCGCTGCGGGCGTTGCCGGGCACTTTGCCGCCCGCCAGTGCACCCTGGAAACAAATGTATGAAACCATGCTGGAGGAAACCCAGAATGGAGCCAGCATTGAAGACGCCTGGCGGTCGGCGATTGAAGCACAGCCGCAAGATTTGCAGTTTGCCATTACCAACGCGGTCAATGCACGTATCAAGCCGATCCTGGAATTTGAAGCGCAAAAAGGTAAGAAGCGTTTCAAATCAAAAGATTACGCGCGGGAACTGCGACAACTGGGTTATGAATTTCGCTGGAATGAATGCGGCGGTGTGTTGGAGGTGAACGGGAAACCGATTGAAAACGGCATAGCGGCAACCATCCGCTCTAAAATGCGGGACGCGGGTTATCTCGACATGGATGCATTGAAGGACGTAATTGAATCGCTGGCGCTGGCGAATCATTATCACCCGGTGAAAGATTATTTGCTGGACCTGCACTGGGACGGCAATCATCACATCGAACAATTGAGCAGCTATTTCACCGATGAGCATAACGTGTTTGGGCTGTGGATACGTAAGTGGTTGATTGGATCGTGCGCGAAGATTTTTCAGGCAGCGCAGAACCGCATGCTGGTTTTGGATGGTCCGCAGGGTCTGGGAAAAAGCGAGTTTGTGCGCTGGATTTGCCCGCTGGCGGATTATTTTATTGAATCAGCCATTGACCTGGACCGGAGTGCAACGGATGTGTATTTGCGCCTGGCAAAATTTTGGGTGTGGGAAGTGGGCGAGTTTGGCGCGACCACACGCAAAAGCGACTTTGAAGCGTTGAAAGGTTTTTTGACCACGCAAACAGTGACCACCCGGCGCCCGTATGATCGTTATGACACGCGCAGCCCGGCCATGAGCAGTTTCATCGGCACGGTGAACGAATATCGAGGGTTGTTCAGCGACCCGACGGGCAGCCGGCGTTTTATGATGTGCCGCCTGAAACATATTGACTGGAATTACAAGAGCCTGGACATTCACCAAATCTGGGCGGAAGCCATGGCGGCTTACACCGGCGGCGAAAACTGGCAGCCGGAAAAAGACGAATTCCAACTGGCGAGCCAGATCAATGAGGAATACGAGATTGACGACATTTTTGAGGGTCTGCTGAAAAAGCATTTTCGCATTCAAGCCAATGATGAAAGTCTGTGGCTGCCGACAGTGGACATTTTGAGGATTCTCGAAGACCCCAGCGTCGGAGCGGTGCGCGGAAACACACGGACGAACGCCATGGAGCTGGCAGCCACAGCCAAGCGGCTGGGATTACGCAAAGAGAGACGCAAAAACTTGAATGGGCAGCGCGTGAACGGCTATGTGGGCATTACCACACTGCCATAACCCCATTGCACGGGGTAACCTGGAAATATGGATGACCTTGAACGATAAGGTTATCCAGGCTGAAAAACTTGCAGAGCACTACTTAAATATAGAAGGGAGTTCCCTCGCAAATGGCTAATTTTCTTCAAAATGTGGATGACCTGGATGACTTACCAACCTATTTCTATATTAAGTAGTATGACGCTATTAATGTATAAAGCGCTATACGTTTCCTACTTAATAGCTTTTAGGTTATCCAGGTTATCCAAGTCATCCATAGAGTTTAGAGAAGCACTTAATATATAGAAGAGAGTTGAGCGCAAGGGGCTGGATAACCTCAAAAAGAAGGTCATCCTAGGTTGGACACAAGGAAATTTAAACATGACAGACTTAATACTGAGCGAAGCAACAAAATGGCTTAAACAGGGTATTGCGGTCATCCCAATCCAATATCGGGATAAGCGACCGGAATTGAAACACTGGCAGCCTTACCAGGTGGCTTTGCCGACTGAAGATAATTTGAAACAGTGGTTTCTTGGATTGCACAATATGGCTGTGATTACCGGCTGGCAGGGGCTGGTGGTGATCGATTTTGATGACCTGGCGGTTTATTCGACCTGGCGGCTGTGGGCTACTCGAATGGGAAGTTATACGGCTTATGTGGCAAATCACACCTACCAGGTGAGAACGGGGCGCGGTTTGCACCTTTATGTGAAACTGCCTCATGCTGAGCAAAACCGAAAATTGAAGGGAATCGACATCAAAGCGGCAGGCGGTTATGTGCTGGCGCCGCCGTCTGTGCATCCTTCCGGTGCGAAATACCAGGCGATTCTTCCCGACGCGCCGATCTTGCCCATAGCGGCATTGTCGGATGTGCTGCCGGCGGATTTCCTGCAGCAAAATACTGAGCTGCCCGACGGTGTGATTGCGCCTCAGGGTGTGCAGTTGCCCAACCATGCGTGTAGTGACGATCCATGGGAGCGGGCTGAACGGGCAGATCAGGCAAGTGATAGCCTGGTGGCGCGCATCCGTGATACGTTTCGGGTGGAACAGTTTTTCCCGCAGGCGATTCAATCAAGCGCTGACGGACGGTGGATGAAGACGTGCTGCCCGTTTCACGATGATCGGCACCCGTCATTTTGGATCGATACACGACGGCAAATTTGTTCTTGCTGGCGCTGCACGCCCAAGCCGTTGGATGTGATTAATTTGTACGGACGGTTGATGGGATTGTCAAATTTGGAAGCGATTGCTGCTTTGAAGAAGCAGTTGTGAGAGGTGGAAAGAATGAGCGAATTGAAACCATGTCCGTTTTGCGGGTCAACCAGCAACGACGCATTTGATCACGGAGAGAATTGTTATCTTAGGCAAATACTGAAAGGCATTCCAGATAACGGCGTTGATCTTGTGGCTCTCTTTGCAATGCGCCCCATCGAAGACGCCCTGCAAGCCCGCATTGATGAACTGGAAAGCGAAATAAAAAAACGCGATGATGTTGAAAAGGAACGCGGTGACTTTCTGGAAAAAGCAGTCGGTAGTCGATACAACCTTGAATTTTTTATTGTGCGCTGGAAAGAACTAGAAAGTGAGAACGCTGCGTTAAAAAAGAAAATTTCCTATTTTGAACGCGATTGTGACAACTGTAAATTTCTGGATATTCCGTTTGGTACTGCTCCATGTTCCCCTTGCAATACTGAGTTGAACAAATGGGAGCCGCAGCCATGATCGAATGTCCCAATTGCCATGAAAAACTTCCTGCAGGTGAGCAGCCTTATGTTTGTCCGAAGTGCGGCTGCAAGTGGATTGAACAGCCCAGTGAAAGGCATACGTTGATCAGGCGGATTTTATTATTGGGAGATCCAGCTTGTGATCCAACTGAAGGAATGTGTAGCCACGAAGGAAAAGATAGTTAAAACATGACTTTGCAAAAGGAACTGACTATTCTAATCCATTTTCTGACACCCACCGGTGTTGAAAGATTGGCGCGCGCCCTGGAAGCGTTATCCGAACAATCGGATGGATGGGGTAAGGTTGAAATCGAAATGAAAGCCGGGAAGGTGGATGTGGTGAATATTTCATCATCCATCCGTATTCGCAAGGAATGGCGGGAAGACTTGAATAATCCATCGCAAGAGTCTATAATCAAGTAAGTCCCTTTTGGGGTGAGTAATTGCTCAGCGAGGCAAAGATCCCGGAGCAGTGCGCAATTTGCGCCTGTTTCCGGGAATTTTTATTTAACTACTGGAGGTTTGTTATGGATCAGTTTCTTGGTGAATTTTTGGCTTTGGGTGGTATCGGCGCCCTGATTGCCGCGGTTGTGAACATCCTCAAAACCAGCGGGGTTGTAAAGGATGGACAGGCTCCCACCTGGGTGGTCGGCTTGAATCTGCTTGGCATGGCAAGCTTGCTGTTTTTGCAAGTGTTTCAACCATCGGTTGATATTGCCGGATTGGATGTTCAGGCGGGTTCTCTGGCAACCGTATTGATTACAGTGTTTGGTTTTGTGTGGCAGCTGATCAGCTCTCGCCTGACTCATACCCAGGCATTAAGCGGAACTCCGTTGATTGGTAAGAGCTATTCGGTTGACGCTGCAAAATGAAATGATTGCTTCGGCAATCTGCGTTCTGGGGGCTGCCATTTGTTCGGGGATTGATGCAATTCGTTTGCTTCGCCTGGGCAACCGGTCAATGGCAGCCTTCAGGATGTTCAACGTTCTTACTTACGGCTGGCTGGGTTATCAGTACATGAGCGGGGTTTGGGGAACAATGCCTGAAGGCAGCTCAACCGCAACCTTTACGCGCCTGGCGATCAGTTCAATGGCGATCATAGCCAGCCTGGAAATACTGATCCGGTGGCGCCGATGACAACAGAACAAATTGTAGCAATTATCACTACTTTAGGCAGTGTAGCAGCCGGCATTGTTGCGGTGGTCAGCTCTGGGAAGGCGGACCGCATCAAGCTGTTGGAATCGACCATCAGCGAGTTGCAATGTCAGCAGGAAAAAGCCGAGAAGAGAATAGCCAACCTGGAAAGCGAGAATACTGAGCTGCACGAACAGGTGAATCGGCTGCAAACCGAGAATGTTTCACTGCGGGCGCAGATCAATGCGCTTCAGATGGAGAACGATCAGCTGCGCAAAACGCGGCGAAGACGAACGGGGTAAGCATGGCTCCCAAAAAACTAACGCGCCGGCAGAAAGTTTTTGTTGAATATTACTTCCAGTATTGGAACGCCACACAGGCTGCCAGGGAAGCTGGTTATCAGAATCCCAACAAGGCAGCTTATACGCTGGTGCGACAGGAGTTGGTTAAACAAGAAATTGCCAGTCGACTGAAAGAGCTGCGCATGTCAGCAGATGAAGTGCTGACCAGGCTAAGCCAACAAGCCTGTTTGAATGCGGCTGAGTTCTTTGTTTTCGAAGATAAGCAGCAGGAAGACGCTGATGGGAAAATCAGCAGACAACTGGTGATGACAGATGTGAACTGGCAAGTGTTTCGCGAGCGCGGTTACCTGGTGAAGAAGCTGAGTTATGACCGGCGCGGGAACCCGGTGTTGGAATTTCACGATGCGCAAACAGCGCTGATTCAACTGGGACGCGCGCACGGATTGTTCCTGGATCGGTTGGAGCAGAACGGTAATTTGCGCGTCAATTTGACGGCAGATGACCTGGCAAAAGCCAGAGACCAGGCTAAATCCTATGAAAGGGACTTGCTGAATGGAGCTGACCAGCGACAAGACACCGGAGCAAATCAGTGAATGGCTGGCATGCTGTGAGTCACCGATCTATTTCCTGGACCGGTATGGTTGGATCTACGATGCCACGGAAGGCGCCTGGATTCGGTTTAGACTGTGGCGGGAACAGGCAATGACGCTGCGAGAGATGGTTGACCATCGGCAGGTGATTATCTTGAAAGCGCGCCAGTTGGGTTTGACCTGGCTGGTTTTGGGTTTTGCGCTGTGGCTGATGATCTTTCACCCGGCGGCAACGGTGCTGCTGTTCAGCCGGCGAGACAATGAAGCCGTTTATCTGCTGGGCGATGAGCGCATGCGGGGAATGTATGCACGGCTGCCGGACTGGATGCGCTGCCGGGGAGAATTAAGCAGCAACGATCACGAATGGATACTGAGCAACGGCAGTGTGGCGCGCGCGTTTCCAACCAGCGCCGGCGATAGTTACACAGCAACCCTGGCGGCGGTAGATGAAGCTGACCTAGTGCCTGACCTGGGAAAATTGATGAACGCGGTGAAGCCAACCATCGACGGCGGCGGGCGCATGGTGCTGCTCAGTCGAACCGATAACAGCAAGCCGGAAAGTGAATTCAAAAAAATCTACCGGGCAGCCAAAGCAGGCGTGAACGGCTGGAAATCGATCTTTCTGCCGTGGAGCGTGCGACCTGAACGTGATGAAAAATGGTATGCGGCGCAAAAAGCTGATGTGATGGCGCGCACGGGCAGCCTGGACGATTTGCATCAACAGTATCCGGCAAGCGATGCTGAGGCGCTCAGCCCGCGCACGCTGGACAAACGGATCAGCCCGGAATGGCTGCTGCAATGCTATGAGGAAATGCCGGGGGCACCCCTGGAAAAAATGCCGGCATTGCCCGGACTGACCATTTATCACGCACCGGAAGAGGGACACCAGTATGTGATCGGCGCCGATCCGGCGGAGGGCAACCCGACCAGCGATGAAAGCGCTATGACAGTGCTGGACAAACAGAGCGGCGAAGAAGTGGCAAGCCTGGCGGGACGTATTCAACCATCCACCTTTGCGGCGTATATGGATGAGTTGGGGCAGTTCTACCGGCAGGCGAATTTGATGGTGGAGCGCAATAATCACGGGCACGCGGTGCTGTTGTGGCTGCGCGATCATTCGCATTTGCGACGGTTGCCTGGTTGGGACGGCAAAGAGGGCTGGCTGAGCAATTCAAAAGGAAAGGCGCTGCTGTATTCAACATGCGCGGATGCCTTCCGTGACAAGTCTACCCGCGTGCATTCTTTTGAAACTTATACCCAATTATGCAGTATTGATGGGTCCAGTTTGTCGGCGCCGGAAGGCGAACACGATGACCGGGCTGATAGTTATGCGCTGGCGCTGTGCGGTGTTCAAAGCCGCGGCGTGGTGCAGATTAGTGAGAATCCCTTCTTTTAGAGGTGTAAAATGCCGAAACTGAATCACTTTCCTACCAATGCCAAAGAGCTGTATGAATGGGGCGCCAGTGAACTGACACAGCGCAAATTGGATTTTGTGAAATGGTGGGAGTATTACGAGGGCAAGCACAAGAAGTTCCTGAAAGTGCGCGAGGGCGAGCCGGATTACAACATGATTGTCAATTTGTGCGCACGGGTGGTGGATCAGAGCGTCAATTTTATGGTGGGCGAAATTCCAACGTTCGATTTGCCAGGCGAAGATGAAGAGACTGCCACGCAAGAGGCGCTGCTGGAAGCCTGGATGAATTTGAACGACGGCGAGGAATTTCTGACAGACTTGATGACCATGCAAAGCGTGACAGGGCATGCGTTCGTCAAGCTGCTGCCGGAGCCTGAACTGCATAATGTGCGACCCATCCTCCTGGATACTGAGCTGGTAACGGCGTATTGGGACCCGCAAGATCGATCCAAAACTGTTGGCTACATGATTCTATGGTCCGAAAGCCAGGGGAAAGAAGTTGTGCTCCACCGGGAAGATCATCTGTATGTGAAAGATCGGAATAACTGGTTGATTGTTAGCTACAAAGGCAGCGGCAATGACTGGCTGCAAGAAAATGAAATGATCTGGAGTTATCCATTTGCCCAGATTGTGGACTGGAAAAATTTACCCAACCCGCGCGGGTACTACGGCAAAAGCGACATTGAGCAGGTGATCAGTCTGAACGATGCTTACAACTTTCGGGAAAGCAACACCAACAAAATTTTATACATCCATGCCCACCCGCGGACAATTGGCTTCGGCGTGGAAAAAAGCCAGATTCAGCAGACCAGCATTGACGGCTTTTGGACTTTTCCCAATGAGAGCGGGCGGGTGGAAAACCTGGAAATGCAAAGCGACCTGGAAAGCAGCCGTAAACATGCCGCCGAAGTAAAGGCAGACTTCTTCAGCGACAGTCAGACAGTGGATATTTCGAATGTGCGCGACAAGGTTGGGCAATTGACCAATTTTGGGCTGCGGTTGATGTTTGCCGAGGCGCTTTCCAAAAATTCGAAGAAGCGCATGCTGGCAGGGCGTGGGCTGGCTGAGATGATTCGGCGGGCGGGCGTGCTGATGGGGTTGCAGTGGGACGGCGTGACGGTGCAATGGGCTGATCCGCTGCCAGAGAACCGCGACGAGCAGGTAAAACAGGCGAAAGAGACGCTCAGTATGGGTGTGGCAAGCAAGCAGACTGAAGCGGAGCGCCTGGGGTATGACTGGGAGCGGGAGAATAAACGTATTGAACAGGAAAAGGGAACGTCTGCTGCCAGCCTGGGGCAATTGCTGTTGAAAAGCATGCGGAATGAGGCAAGTGTAGGCGGTTCAGGTGAGGAGGAAGAAGCGGATGACGCTGCCGCCTGATTTTATTCTGCCCTCACCTGACAACCTACCCCAACCCTCCCTAAAGGGAGGGAGCATGGTGCGAGCCATGGCTGAGTTTAATCAGCGCCTGGCAGAGCAGGATGCTGAGCAAACGTTGTTGATGGCGAAGCGTTGGAAGATGATCGAAGACCGGCTGTGGGTCTATTTTGATGCGCTGCTGGATGAAATTGCTGCAAAGGGGCTGCGCACCAGTGATCAGATTTACCGACTTTACCGGTATGAACAGTTGATCCGCACGACGCAGGATGAGATCAACCAGTTTGAAGCCTGGAGCGGGCAGCAGATTATGGCGGGGCAGCAGCGCGCCATGGATTTGGGATTTGAAGCAGCCGTGTACGACATTTATAAGGGGCAGTATTTCACGCCGATGGTGAATAAACAGGCGCTGGCGAACATGGTGGGGGTGTGCGCCGACGGTGCGCCGCTATTTTCGCTGCTGAAGGAGCGGGCATTGACGCCGGAAGCTGTGGGCGGTTTGACCGAAGCATTGACGGAAGGCGTGGCATTGGGATGGAATCCGCGAAAGACGGCGCGCGTCATGGCGGACGGGTTAGCCCAGGGGTTTAATAAAGCGCAAGTTATAGCCCGTACTGAGCAGATCAGGGTTTACCGAGAAGCCACCCGGGCAGAGTATGCAGCACGCGGCGTTGAGCAATATCAACGGCACTGCTCCAAGAGTGACCGCACTTGCCCGGTGTGCCTGGCATTGGACGGCGAAGTTTATCCGGTTAAGCAAATCATGCCGAGTCATCCGGGCTGCCGCTGCTTTATGACGCGCTACACCGGTGAAAAGAGCGATTACAAAAGTGCGCAGGATTGGTTTGCCGGCTTGAAAGAGGAACGTCAGCGCGAGATTTTAGGCAGGGGTCATTTTGAGCTGTATCAAAAGGGGGTGCCACTGCGTGAATTTGTGAAGGTGACCGATGATCCGGTGTGGGGTCCGACACTGGGATTGAAGCCTTTGAAAGAGATCGACCCGGCATGGGCAAAGAATTACAAAACGCAATTGGGTAAGGAAGCCTATGCAAGGTTAAGTGAAAATGCCCATAATAATGTTGAACTACAAAATTTGCGCATTGCAGAAATTGAAAGCATGGGAAATGATGGGGTCAATGTTGTGTTGGATAATTTTGCGAAGGCAACGGAGCTGCCTAAGCCGGTTTATCATTTCAATAAACACAGCGCAAGAATGGAAATAAATTCACAGGAAGAATATCTAAAAAGTTATCAACAATTTGTACAGCGCAATGATTTACGTTTGTTCACTTTTATAGATAAGACTGGTGATCGGATGTGGTACAAAGCTGATCTTGAAAGTGGGTTTGTTGCCCAGTATAATGAAACTAAAGGTAAAGCCTGGAGTTATTACAAGCAGGATAATATTTTTAAGGCACTGGCTAGTAGAAAAAATTGGTTGATAGAAGTAATCAGTAATGGTAACGATTGGGAAATACAAAAATGGAACAACAAATAATTAAAGATGCCGCCTATTTTATCGGTGGTTATGATACCTATTTACATCTGACGGTGGAAGAAAATGGCACGGAATTTGATAATTCTTCCACCTGGTGTGATATGGCGTTAGATTATCGCGATGAAATTGAAAATCTGTGGGATGAGTTAACCGACACGCAAAAAGAAAGTGTAAAAAAATTGGATGATTATTTGCGACTGCATAAAAATTCATTCAAAAATCAATTTGCCGTGATAGGTCATGTTGAAGAATTCAATCCACCAAAATCGCACTGGTGGTGGTACTTGCCACTGGGTGAATAAAAAAATGTAATTGCTGGTTATAAGCACATTTTTACCTAGAAAATAGAAAAGGAATACTGACTCTACAATGTTAGTTGCTACTTAAACACGCCAAACTTGACCACAAGCACAGTGAACAACTTGTCCTTTACGAAGGATGTGCTTACGTCCGCAATGACACCTTATGGTCCATGTAATTTTAATTGGAATACGAATAGTACGCATTGTACGCATCAGTGTTCACCTCCTTTCTTCGCAAGATTTTTGATTTGTAAGTGTTGCAGCACTTACAGTTGAAAAGCGAAATTGAGTCAGTATTCCTTCTCTATCATCTAGGTTTTTAAAGAGCAACACCAATAAATTGTCAACTCTTGACAACTACTAGAGTATCCATATAATTAAAAATGTATCCCCTCCGCAAGGGATACAGGTAGCAAAGCAGGCAATTAAAAACATTACCCGCTACCGCAACGTCATTCAAGCCCCGACCCGCATCGGGGTTTGACTTTTAATTAGCACTTACCTTGCGCGAGTGCTAAAGTCAAACAAGTATTATTTTACACGGACTCCGTTCAGAAAACAAGTAATATTCAATACATATGTTCTAGCTTTTTGAATTATATGCAAAAATAAATCGTACTTATTGCAAATGAATCAAGATCAGTTATAATATTTTTAACGAATAGTAATAAGTCGCCCAACGAGGCATAGATCCCGGGGCAGAAGTCTGTAATGGACTCTGCGCCGGGTTTTTATTTTAACGTTACCGGAACGGGAACCGGGGAGGAAATATGTTACGTAAAGGCTGGTATTGGGATGCAGAAAAAGGCGGGGCGGGAACCTTGCCCCAGCCCTCTCCTAACCCTCAAGAGGGCGCTTCGCGAGGAGAGGGAGTAAAAACGGATACGTCACCGGAAAAGACGGAAAGCGAAAAGAAGTTTAGCCAGGCGGATGTTGATCAGATTGTAAAAGAACGCCTGGAACGCGAGCGGCGTAAATCGCAGGAAGAAGCTGAAAAAGTGCGCCGGCAAACGGAAGAAGAAGCGGCAAAAAAGAACGGCGAATGGCAAACGCTGGCAGAACAACGGCAAGAGCAATTAAAAAAAGCTGAACAGGCGCTGCGTGAGGAACGAACCAAAGCTGTGGCAGCACGACTGGGTATAACCGATCTGGATTATGCGGTGTACCTGGTTACCAAAGCTGGTGAGAATGCCGACGCTGAAACGGTTTTGAAAGAACACACAGGGAAATCCCTACCTCTTTCGCCCCTCACCCCAGCCCTCTCCCAGAGTGGAGAGGGTGAAAAGATGCCCAACACGCAGAATCCGACCAACCCGTCGGGAAATCAAACAACGTTCAGCCGGTCGCAATTGCGCGACCCTGTGTTCTTCCAGGCTAACCGGGCGGCTATTTTGCAGGCTGCCAAAGAAGGGCGCATTCGCGACGAATAATTCAAAAACTTTATCACCTGGAGGGTGAATTATGGGAACTGTAACTTCTACTGTAGCTCAGTATTTTATTCCTGAATTGTGGGCAAACCGTGCACTGGAAATTTTGCGCGCGAATATTGTGATGGCGAAGCTGGTGATGCGCGATACCGATGTGGCGTCGTTCAATGTGGGCGATACGCTCAATATCCCCATCCCCGGCACATTTGAAGCCAAAGACAAAGCAGCCGGTTCGACTGTGACGCTGCAAACCCCCAGTGATGGGACGGTGGCGGTGCAGCTGAACAAACACAAAGAGGTGTCTTTCCTGGTTGAAGATGTGGTGCGCGCCCAGGAGAATATCAGCGTGATGGACACCTACATGAATTCGGCAGTGATTGCAATTGCCGAGGCGATTGAAACCAGCCTGTTCGGTTTGACGGTTGACATCACCCAGAATGTGGGCGCTTTTGGCACCGCGGTGAGCGCTTCTACGATTCGCAGCGCGCGCAACAAGTTGAATAAAGCCAAAGTGGCGCAATCTGAGCGAAGCCTGGTGCTATCTTCGGATGATGAAACCGCGGTGCTGGGCGATTCGAACCTGTCCACTTTCTTCGCCAACGCACGCCCGGATGCAGTAGCACGCGGCGCGTTGGGAACGATCTACAACTTCGAAACCTTTATGAGCCAGTACACTCCGGTTGGCTTGAAAGTCGCCCTGGGCGGCGCCACCGGCGGCACCTGGACAGTCACTTTCAACGGGCAGACCACATCCGGTTTAGCTCATAACGCCAATGCGGCGGCTGTTACTGCGGCAGTTGTGGCACTTTCGACTGTTGGAACCGGCAACGCGCAAGTGAACGCCATCACCGGCGGATTTGAAATTTACCTGAAAGGCGCTCTGGCAGGCAATCATACTGAGTTGACCGGGGATGTATCCAGTCTGACCGGCGCGACCGGCGCGGCTACCAGTACGGTGAATTACAACCCTGGCTTCAACCGCGGGGCGTTTATGCTGGCAATGCGCGCATTACCCAATCCTGAACCCAACACCGGCGCCCGCGCAGTGGCGATGCGCGACCCGGAAAGCGGACTGGTGGTGCGTGTGCTGTACGCGTACAACCCCTCTTACCTGGGGCACCAGGTGACTGTTGACGTGCTGTACGGCGTGAAGACCATCCGTGCTGCGAAGGGTGTGCTGCTTTATAGCTAAAGTACCCCCTCCTGACCTAACTCTAGACCCCTTCCCTCTGACCTACCCCAACCCTCCCTAAAGGGAGGGAAAAGAGGGGAGGGGCGAAATAAGGAATCAAGTATGGCTCCCAGTGCAGATGATTTGACCCGATTGCGGTTGATGGTGGCTGACCCGGCGCCGGGTAGTTTTTCGGATGATACGTTGACAGGAACCCTGGAGCGTTATCCGCTGGACGATTCGTTTGATTTTCACGCGGCGGCGGCTGAAGTGTGGGGACTGAAAGCGGCGGCTTTTGTGGGCGAAGTGGAGCAGTTTTCTTCCGACGGGAAAAGCTTTGGCTTTGGATCGCTGTATAACAAGGCATTGTCGATGCAAAAATTTCATGCGGCGCGAGCCACCGCACTTTACAGCGAGTACGGTTCAGGTCAGTTCATGCGAAACGACATCAGCATTGAAGGTAAGGCTGAGACTTATGAGGAATAAGGTCCATGAATATCAACCTGGCGCGATTGCGTGAAGTGCAGGAAAGCATTTTGGATAAGACCTGCACCATCAAGCGGGTTAGTTCCACGTCGACGGCAGGCGGATCGACCGAAAGTGAAACAACCATTGCCACGGTGAGCTGCACACTGGGATCTCCGAACAGTGAAGCAGAACGGCAAATTGCCATGAAGGTGACCACACAGGCGAGTTGGATACTGAGCGTACCGGTGGGAACTGATTTGCGCAACAAGGATCGGGTTTACCTGGGGAGCAAACGTTACCAGGTGGTGCATGTGCAAGATGCCGTTTCATTTTTAACGCTTTTGCGTGCGGTGGTGATCGAATGAGCGCGAACCAAAGTTACAACCATTTTCCCCAACTTATCAGCGCCATGGAACGCAACATTATGAACGCGTTGGATGAAGGCGCGGACATGATTGCTGATGAAGCGAAGCTGAGTATGGCAGAGGCGAAGCGGGGACGGTCATACAAGGTTTCTAAAACAGGCAAACCACACCAGGCAAGCGCACCAGGCGAAGCGCCGGCGATTGACACGGGGGCGTTGGTTAATAGCATTGTGGTGGCGGGTGCGATGGGCGATAAATATAAGCGTTACGTCCTAACAAACCAGGAATATGCCCAGCATCTTGAATTTGGTACACCTGGTGGAAAGATTGCGCCGCGTCCGTTTATGCGACCGGCTGTGCTGAAGAAGGGGCAGGCGGTTATTCGCAAGCTGATGCAAGCCATTGTGGAGGCGATCAATGGAGCTGGATAGCGCGCTGGAATTTGTGAAGGGCAAGCTGTTGAACGATTCGCAGATACTGGCGAGCGCCAGCGGCGTTTTTGAAGGCGCAGCTCCACTGGAGGCGACTTATCCATTCATTTCGGTGAATGTGATTTATGGGGAAGATATTGCCGGGGTGAATAATGTGCGCTGCGGCATTGAAGCCGAAATACTGGTGGTTGCGGTTGGACTGGAAAGCGATGCGGTTAATGTGAAGGCTTTGAGTGCCAGAGCGGACGCGCTGCTGCATGGTGCATCGGGGACGGCTGATGGAAAAGAGATTGTCACTGTGACGCGGGTGAGACCGCACCGCGCCAATGGGTACGAGAACGGTCAAAAATTTTTGAATTTGGGCGGTTATTACCGCATTGAAACAGGAGTGTAAAAATGGCTAATCCAGTTTATGGAACTGATTTTACTTCGTTGAAAAAGCAGACGCTGCAGATTGCACCGGAAACAGTGGCGGGCACACCCATGACCAGCGGCTTTTTTAAGTTGCATGCGATGAGCCTGACGCCGACCGCACAGTTTGAGACTGAAGTTGAACCCGCCATGGGGGCACGCTTTAATACTACGCAAACCTTGAAAAAGGAAACAGCGCAGGCGGCTATAGGCGGTAAGCCGGACTTCAACGAAGTTGATTTTATTCTTTCAAGTGTGATTCGTGTGCCTGATAAGACCGGAACCTCTCCAGCGTTTTCCAGGCTGTACGATTTGGAAAATGTGGCGCCGGTGGATGAAGCGCAAAAGACATTCACTTTGCAATACGGTGACGCCAATCAATGTGAAACGTATGCCGGTGGATTGGTGAATGACTATCAATTGCAATTTGACCGGGAAGGCGGCGTTACTCACAGCGGTAATATTTTGTTTGGCGCGATGGACCTTGAAACTGCCCTAGTATCGGGAGCTTCTGAAATTGCCAAGGCGCCGATTCTTTCGCGTTATGCCAACATCTGGGTGGCGGATGATCCGGCGAATCTGGGCAATGCTTCTTACAAGGTTGTACTGCCCTGGAATTACGTGTGGGGTATCAACGGCAGGGCGGATGAGTATTTTGCCTTAAACAGTGCTTATCCCAGTTCGGCTATGCGGGCAGAGGGAGAAAGCCAGGGTTTTGCCGGTTCGCTGAAAGTGCCGGCGATTTATGGGCTGCCGAAATTTATCACCAGCATTCGCAACGGGCAGATTGTTTTTGTGCGCGTGGAAGTGACGGGCGCACAACTTGACGATGACCCGGTTACTTTGCAGACGCTGCGCATTGATCAGTGCTGGTTTGTGCAAAACATCCCAACTGACAATTACAAAGCGGTGTACAGCAAGAATATTGAGCTGGTTGGCGCGCAGAGCAATGTGAGCGGTTGGGAAAAAGCAGTTGAAATTTCTCTGATCAATGGGATTGCGTAAGACACTACCCTAGCCCCCGTTGTGACCTACCCCAGCCCTCCCTAATCCCTTCACTGCGTTCAGAGACGCTTCGCGAGGGAGGGAATAGAGGGAAGGAAGTAAGGCGGAAAAGAAAAGAAGGTTGAATGGACATAACCAAAATTAAACGTGTGCGTAAAGTTGAGGTCCAGATTGGCGAGGAGTCATTCTGGGTGGAGCACAATCCCTGGAAATGGGATAAGCAGTTTTCCGAAGAACACAACCGCCTGCTGGAAGAAGAAGACGAAAACCAGGATAGGGCAGAACGCGGACGTGAGCGTTATATATTCACCCTGGCGGGTGTGTTGGAAGATTGGGACATCACCCAGAATGGCGAAAAGGCGCCGATATGCGAACAGGTTTTGCGCGATCTGGCAGATTTTGCTTTGTTCGAAATTTACTTTGCGGTGCGGCAAGACCTGCTTGATCTGGACTCAAAAAAAAAGAATTAGCGGCGTGGGCATGCGAGCCGACTCTGTACCCGGGAACGTCACAAGAATTGATCGATGAATACCTGGGTTTGAAGTTCCTTTCGAGGGCGGCAGAGTTTTACCGGTGCAGCGCTCTGGATTTGATAGGTCGCGAGGATTTATTGGAAGCCTATGAGCGAATAGAGTACGCCGAAAGCGAGAAGGCGCATTATGACGGAAGTCGCTAAACTATCTACCACAATAGAAGTCAATAAAATCGATGAAACCCTGAAGAAGCTCAGGGGTTTTTCTGGTTCTGTGGATGAAACACAGAAAAAAATGGATGAAATCAGCAGAAAGCCGGCAAAGGTGAATGTGCAGGTTGATAATGCCGACAAAGCACTGCAGAGTTTGATGGCTTTTTCTGTGGCCGGCGTGGCAGTGAGCCAGGTAGCAAATGCCGCTGTAGATTTCACCAAACAATCGGTAGCACTGGCAAGTGCGGCTGAAGAAACCGGTTCAAAATTCAAGGTGGTTTTTGGCGCTGGTGCGGCTGCGGCTGAAAATGAATTGTCGAAATTTGGCGACCAGGCAAATCGCTCCAAGCTAGAGCTGATGGGAATGGCAGCCAGTATTCAAGATACGCTGGTGCCGTTGGGCTATGCGCGTGATGATGCGCAAGGTTTGTCGATTGACCTGGTGCGGCTGGCGACCGATGTAGCCAGTTTTAATAATTCGGCTGATGCTGATGTGATGCGTGATTTTCAAAGCGCCATTGTGGGTAATACTGAGACGGTGCGTAAATATGGCATTGTGATTACTCAGGCAACACTTGACCAAGAGCTTTTGCGAATGGGGGTAAAGGGGGGTGTGAATGCGGCTACGGAAATGGACAAAGCCCAGGCACGCTTGAATTTGCTTTACAAGGGTACGGCTGATGCCCAGGGGGATGCGATTCGCACGGCTGATAGTTATGCAAATTCAACAAAGGGACTTACCGGAGCAGTTGACGAACTCAAAATAGCTATTGGCAATGGACTTATGCCACAAATGGCACAGGTTAAATCATCGGCAATACCCATTGTAAAAACCTACGCTGATGTAATAGAAGAATTCAACAAAGTAAACCAGGAAATGAAACCACCTCAATGGATGGAATCTATTCCTACTTTGAACAAAATGATTTTCTCTGTTGCAACACTTCCTGTTACTGCGCCACTTCTACAGGCTAAAACTGAATATGCATTGCTAAAAGCTGCATTTAATTTATTGAGTGGCGCTGTTGAAGATACCGGGGAAAAGACACGTAATGCTGCGGCTGATTTGTATCACTGGGGGAGTGCAGCAGAAGAAGCAAATGGAAAAGCGCGCGATCTAACAAATGAAATGATCGCTATCAATTTATCTGCGCAAGAGGGCGGCGATCTGTGGAACCAAGCTGCTCAGGATTTGCAAGCCTATAAAGATGAAATGGACGGCGCTCAGGCAAAAGCACGAGATATGGCGGTGGCACAAAGCGAACTGGCTGAAAGCCTGAAATGGGCGAACAATATGCAAATCGCCAAGACGGCATTAGATGATCTGGACCAATCGCTAAAAGACGGCAAGATAACCGGCGACGAATACAAAGAAGCTGCACAGAATTTGCAGCTTAGTTTTGGCATGGCTACACCAGCAAGTATTGCTTTATCTGAAAATATCGCCAATATTACCAAAGCTTACGAGCAGGGACTTATCCCGGCAGAAAAGTTAGACGAAGCCATTCGTAACATGAATAAAGATGCGCAGGACGGCAATGTTGATATTGCTTCTGTGTTGGAAAGCGCCGGCGCGCCAGCCGAGAGCGTAAACCTGTTTGTGGAAGGGCTGGAAAATGCCAAGAGGGCTACTGAAGAACTGGTAAACACGGAAGGTTCAGTATCTGACAGCGCAGGTTTTGTGGATGAAGCCATGCAAGTATTGGCTGAACGATATGTTGTTCATGGACAGGAAACAGATATTCTAAAAGGTAGAGTAAGTGCCCTCGCCGAAACTTATGCCACCCTAGAAAAGAATATTTTGCGCGTGCTGGCTGCACAAAAAAAGGTGAATACCAACGTTGGAACTAATACAGGAACTACTGATACTGGAAAAGCCAGCGGCGCTGATTTTATCGTTCCTCCAGGGTATCCACACGACAGTTACCGCATGAATGTGCAAAGCGGTGAGCGGGTAATCGTCATTCCAGCCAACGAAAGAGCCAGCGGCAGCGGGGGCGGCGGAAGTGTGGCAGTTTATGGCAATTTGATCATTCAAACGGCGGGTGTTTCGCCGGCAGATGTAATCAGTCAATTATCGGTGACTTAATATGGCAGATGCTGTTTACCTTACCCCAGTTTCGTTTGATGGTTTTGCGCTGAATGACAGCTCATACGAATCGATTATCCCGGAAGATGCGCCGGCGCGTTGGAAGCCTGAAATTACCGAGAATGACCGATCAAACAACTTCCCGCAGTTCGGCACGGTGAAATATTCCAGTATTGTGGTGCCGATCAAAATCAAAATCAGAGGCAGTGGGACGTTGAGCGCTTTGAAGAAAACGTTCAATGCACAGACCTATACTGTCCCGGTTCTGAAAAAGTTAATTGTGAAAGATGAGAACAACCGGCAGTGGTCGGTGATGGGGTATCCGCTCAATTTGATCGAAACCAGGCAGAACCTGGCAAAGGCGCTGATTCACGTGCCGGTACCAGTGTGGGTAGCCGAAGATGAGACCGAAAGCGTGATGGGTGAAACCAATAAGATCACTGCCACTAATAACGGCAATGTTTATGCCTTGCCGGATATTGAAATTACAGCCGGGTCCAGCAACCCGGATGAATATGCCTTCAATGAGTATGTGATCCTGGCAAATTCAACCGAAGAAAGTGCTATCAATCACCCGGTTTATATCAAAAGCGGATGGGACACAGCCACGCTGGTAAGCGGAGGTCATTTACGCGCAGATCTGAATGATATTCGCGTCGCATTAGACGGCACAGAAATTGATTTCTGGCTGGATACGCAAGCGGGCATTACCCGGATATGCTGTAATCTGAATTTAGCACCGCGCATTGAATTTCGGATAGCCGAAGCCGTTGATAGCGCATGGAATGACGGTGAATTGTACCTGGTGAACGAAACAAAGAGCGTAAAGGCTTTGAAATCATTGCCACCGGCAGGAGCGTTTCTCTGGGATAATGAACTATGCTTTTACGATGGGTTGAACGTCAAAACGCGCCGATTGGCTGGAATCAAACGCGCTCAGCGCGGGACGACTGCAGCAAGTCACAGCGCCAAAGCCATGGCGGTATTCATCCCATTTGATTTGCGCATTTTGTATGGGAAGGCTACCGCCGAAGCGCCCAACGTGGATGACAGTAAAAAGCCGGCATTTGACCTGGCGCAATCATCCAACGAAGTATGGGTTTACGACGGTGAATTTGGCGACCTACAGCAAAGCAGAAGCGCATGCTGGATTCCATTTGTAGCAAGCACAGTTGGTGATGCGGTTGAGGCGTATACCAGCCCGCAGGAAGCTGAGGAAGATGCCGACCCGGTTGAAGTTTTAGGGCACAAGGTAGGGGCTTATCTCAACAAAACCAATGTGTACAAGGGCGATAGTGGAAGCCTGTACTGGTCGCTAACCAATCCATTCGTGTTCAACAAGGTAAGTGCTGAAGGCAGCAAATATCGCGTAGGAAAATATTTCCCAACGTTTAATTTGCAGAAATCCAGCAACGGTAAAAAGTTTTCAACGGTCAAGACGGAAGCCAGCCCGGTGAGTGAAAGCACCTGGGCGAATTTCAGCATGGCAGAATCTACCATTTCGACATCCAGCTATAAGCCGAAGGTTATCCGTTTTCAGTTCACGGGCAAGGTGGCAGATGGGAGCACGTCACAGGCGAATGCCGAAATCGATAAAGTGACTATAACCAACCTCAGCGCCAATATCCCTATGATTATGAACGTCACACCAGTATCCAATTACCAATTGACCGGCAAACTGACCAACCAGGCAACCGGCGACTATATTGAAATCAACTATCCGGTTTCAATCGGACAGACACTAACCCTGCATACTGAGCGAAAAATCATCACGTACCTGGACGAACAGGCACATGCCGCTTTGCTGAATTATCCAAAACGAGCTGAATGGCTGCCGATTCTGGATGGTTTAAACACACTGGTGTGGGAAGGCGCAGATGTTGAAATTGTCGTCAAACATCGCGACAGGATGGTGTGGTAATGACTGCAATTCTGGTTTACACCAAAGAAGGTATTAAGATCGGTGAATTTTCGCAAAACATGGTTTGTGAATGGGCTACCAATGATACAGCCGGAATGGAATTTGAGCTGTCGGTTCCGGCAGAAATTGAACGCCTGGGAACGTCTAAATTCATCGAAATGATTGGCTACGACAAGCTGTTTTTCGTAGATTTTGAAAACGAATTGGAAGACTGGGTTGGTATTGTTGTTGGTCGCAAGTGGGGGACGGACAGTATCCTAAAGCTGGAATTGAAAAGCGCCGAGTATCTGCTTGGATTTGAAGTAAATGATAAAGAAAAAGTATTAAAAGGCACAACCGGCGCGGCTTTTCAACAAATTCTTGCCATGTACAACAAACTGGCAAGTATCAAAATTGGATTGGGTGATATTTACACCGGCAGCAAAATCAAAGAAGATAAATTAGCAGTAACGGATATGCTGACTGAAGCCAAGCGTATTGCCAAAGCAACCAAAAGCAAATTTACCATCACACCAAAGGTGGAAAACAACCGCCTGATTCTGCAAGGCAACTGGTTCCTGGATGCACCGGTAACGACTGATTTCCGGTTAATTGAAGGGCATAATTTTTTGCTGCCGGGCGGCGACATACTGAGCGAATCGACTTCCAAACTGGTGACACACGTGATCGGAATGGGATCCGGAATCACTTCGGAGAGCCGACCCTCATTGACATTGGAAGATACGGATGCGTCTGCTCAGTATTTGCATCGCGCGGACATCAAGAGCTATTACCAGGCGGAAAATAAGGGGCAATTGACCGAGTATGTTCAGGATGAATTGAACAACAGCAAGGCGAGTGTGGCAAAGTTGAAGCTGCTGGTTTTGAATGTAGAAAATGCCTGGCAAATTATGAAGCGCGGGAACATTGTGAAACTGGAAAGTTATACCTTTGGCGTTAATAACGGCGGTGTAGGTCTTAGCACGCAGTGCGTGATCAAAACCATGCGCTACACAAAAAAGTCGGAATATCTGGAAGCTGTGGTGGAGCTGATATGAGCCTGAATAGCATCGAACGAGAATTCAACCAGGACAATATTGTAGATGCCTTTAGCGCTGAAGAAGCGGCGCGTGAACGCCTGGCATTACAGGAATTGCGGGCAAAAACATTAGCTGAATTAGCGAGTGATATGGGCGCTATCGATGCGGGCATATTCAGGTCATGGACGAATGAAGGCATTTTGCGCATGATTCGGAGTGGTGAAGACCTGTTTGAAATTCTTGGCTTTCACGCGCACGATGTGAGTTTTGATGACAACGGTGATCCGCAATACTGGGTGGATGCTGAAAATGGGGAAATAGCCATTGCGGGCGGCGCTGGCAGGCTGGGCAAGCTGGGTATTTTGATGAATGGGCTGCGGTATGCCATTCAACAAACAGCGGCAAACTTGTTAGGTGAAAATGTCAGGATTGGCAGGCTGGAGATGTTTTTACCAGCTGGCAGCGATGTGCCGGCATGGGGGATGACGTTCTCCGACCAGGTGGAGCCATTGATTGCCAATGGCGACTTTGAGACCGGGGATTTGACCGGTTGGAATACTGATGATCCTGACTATTTTGAGGTTGTTGCTGACGCAAAGTTGGATGGAGCTTACGGCTTGCATGTGAAGGATGTGGAGAGCGGGACGAAGACGATAGCCAGTAATCTTTTTCAGGTGATACCGGGTGTTAATTACAATCTGAAAATGAAGATTAATGAGTTTCTTTATAAATCTTTAGAGCAGGTAATTTGCCCCGCTGAATTTGCCGTATCCATCAATTCAGATAATTACTCATATCCACTCGATGGTCATCAAACAATGCGAATGGGTATTTATACTGGGCAAACTAGAATACATCGCGTGTTTGTGAAATTTGATTTATCTGCAATTAATCCACTAGCGGTAATTGATCAATCGCTTATGCGCTATTACATTTATTCCCGTCCAAGTTCTGGACTTCTTGGAGCGCGGTCATTAAGGTTACCGACTAAAAGCGTGACAGAAGAAATGAATTGGCAGACTTATGATGGAGAAAACTCGTGGAGTACGGCAGGTGATGGCGGGGATTCTGATTCAACTTTCATTGAAAACCGGAATATTTATGGGGGGAATAGCGGTGTCTGGGCATTTGATACCAATATTGACGAAACCATGGTCAAGAATTGGACAGATGGAAGCGTTGCAAATAATGGTTTTATGTGGAGATTCAGTAGTTCAACGGAAGTTGCCGGCGCCCTGGTTATTTATGGGCGGGGAAGTACGTATGATCCATACCTTGATCTACAAATATCACAGGCGTCGAGTTATGAAGTAAAGATTAACTATTATGACGATGCTTCAAAAACAACCTTAATAAGTTCAACAACGATTTGTGATAATACCGATTCAATTATTACTCGAGAAATTTTAATGAGTGTAGTTCCCCCATCGGGAGCTAGCTATGCTGAACTCGTTATTGAAGCCTCACAAGGTGTTGGCTTTTATGTTGATAGCATCTCAATTGAATCGTTCAAGAGCATTCACTTCACCGACAGGGGAGTAAGCGTCGAGGGCAATTTCCTGGTAAATGGCAGCGCCAAAACCGTCACTGACCGGTTTTACAACAAGTCTGGTGGAGCAGTGGCTGAAGGTGATGCGGTTATCCTGGATAATGCCAACGAAAGGGCTTTTAAAACGACAACAACGCCAGGCTCTTTTGCGGCTCTTGGTATTGCAAAAGAAACCATTGCCAGTGATGCACTGGGTGCATTGGCTACAACGTCGGGTGAGGTGGCTATTGTCAACTGCGATTCAACAGCGGTGTCGATAGGGGATTATCTCAAAACTTCGGCAACATCAAAGTTGGCAACTTCCAATGGGAAGGTAATGACGCCCAACTGCTTTGCGAAGGCATTGAGCGCAAAAGCATCCGGCAGCACAGGAACAGTCTACTGCATGATCCTGGATCACAACCCGGTGGTAGCCACGCCGGCTGAGATCAATAACCTGGTGCTATGGCTGCGCCCGGAAAGTCTGGTGGGGTATTCCGAAGGAGCATTACTGTCGCAATGGACAGATGAGAGCGTATCTGCAAATCATCCGGTTATAACAACAGATGGATATAAGCCAAAAGTACGCAAATCTGTTGTAAGTGGTTTAGATGTTGTGGAATTTGATGGTGTGGATGATAGGCTGATATCGCCTGCTGTATGTTTTAGCGGCGCAGGACAGCGCACCATGATTGCTGTCTATAAATCACTACAAACTACAGCACCTCAATATATATGCGGGCAATCAAATATATCCACAAGCTATTCTGCTTATCATTTGCTTTCAAGCTCGAGTGAAGGCGACCCAATTGTGGTAACCCGTAATCTTAATGTAACAACACCTTTTATTGTGAGTTCGAGTTGGAAAATTGGTTGTGGCGATTATGATGGCTCAACAATCAGAGTATTTCGTAATAATATGCTTGGCAATTCTCAATCGTTATCTTTAGTAACTGTTTCGACAGGTGGGTTTCGCCTTGCAAATTATTATCCCGGTTCATCAGGACAATATGGGAATGCCCAAATTGCCGAAGTCATTGTCTACGATCGTTGCCTCACCGATAATGAACGCGGTGCGGTACATGAATATTTATCCAACAAGTATGGGATCACATTATCTTAAGGAGAAAAATGAACATTCTTTACCCGGTAGATGAAAAATCTATTATCAGTCAATATTTTGGGATCACTCCCTATTCGGACGTTTATAAACAATTCGGCTTGACCGGTCACAACGGCATTGACTGGGCGGTGGCAACCGGCAGCCCGATCTATGCCTGCATGGACGGGGTGGTTTCGGAAGTCAAGAAGGAATCCACCGGCTACGGCACGCACCTGAAGATCAAGCATCAGACCTCACCCCAGCCCTCTCCTGAAGGAGAGGGAGTCCAGTACTTCCTGGGGATTTATGGTCACCTGAAAGAAGCGCTGGTGTCCGCCGGCGAAACGGTGAAAGCCGGGCAGATCATTGCACGGTCAAACAACACCGGCTTTTCCACGGGTCCGCACTTGCACTTTGAGCTACGCCCACTGGATGCTGAAGGAAACAAGCTCTACCCGGGTAATGGCTATGACGGCGCGGTTGATCCGTATCCCATGCTGGTTGGCACCGGAATTGATCCGGATGAAGCCGTGATTGCCAAGGCGACCGTGGCAGCCAGTTCACTCAATATCCGCGCGACGCCGGAATACCCGGATGGGCGCCTGATCGGTTCCTACCTTCGCGGTGCAAAAGTCGACCTGGTAGAGTTGGTGTCAGTCGGCACCAGTCAGCAGTGGGGACGGGTGAAAAAGCAGCAGCGCACGGAGTGGATCTGTGTGCAGTTCGGGGAGTCCACCCTGGCGACCGTGGCGAGCGTTTCCACGGAAACGCAGGATCCACCACCACCGGCGAGCGAACCGAGCGATGCAGAGAAGTTGGCGCTGCTTTGGGCGGATTATTTGGAGAGGAAAGTGGAGAAGGTGTAAAGAAAGAGTTTTATTTTGAAATATTTCGTAAATTGTCCACCGGACTGGCTTTGGCGTGGGCTAGTTTTAGATCACTGTCTACCTGGGCAAGATAACGATTTAATACAACCAGGCTGGTATGTCCCATAAGCCTTTGAAGGGTGATTAAATCGGTTCCATTGCGCAACATATTTATGGCAAATGCCCGGCGAAAATCATGCGGAGAAGGCATTTCTATGCCGGCAATTTTTGCCCGACGACGCAATATTTCTCTTAATCCCCAGTAAAGCAACCGGTCACCTTCATCAGTCACCCAAAGAGCATGCGAATAGTCTTGCCTGGTTTTTAAATAGGCTCGCAGTGCACGGCGGGTTTGTTTGCCAAAAAAGACGGTGCGAGGTTTGCGCCCTTTGCCAGAACGAATCAATGCACCGCTGCTGATAAGATCCAAATCAGAAAGATCAATATTCAATGTTTCAGCAGCTCGTGCTCCTGTGTCCAGAAGAAAAAGAAGTAAAGCACGATCCCGTGCAGCGTGAAATCCGCTGCCTTTGCATGTGTTCACCAGGCGGGATACATCTTCCAATTCAACAGGCTTTATAACCTCTTGGGGTATGCGTGGCGGTTTAACTTTGCGGACTGGCGATTTGAAACCCTCCTGTTCGCTTTCTAACCAATAGAAAAGTGTTCGTAAAACACGAAAACAGGCATGACGACCACCTGGATTATGCCCGGTGTTTTCCAGGTATAGTAAATATGCTCGAATTATGTCTGGGGTAATTTGATCAACGCGCGTTATAGCCTGGCTTTCACAGAACTTAATAAACAGTTCAAATTTCTTTCGATAAAAGAATATTGTGCCAGGTGACATATTTGCTGCTTTCCTGTCAGTTAGAAATGCTTCAATTAGCAAATCCAAACGTTCATACTGAGCAACAAGATGTAAAGTAGACCATTGGTTTAAAAATGACGGCTGCAT